CTTTATCAACAACGAGAGAGTCTTGGAGGTTTTCGTCGCGATACCATTCATTCCAAATAAGATTATAAGCGCGCATAGGAAGATTATTGTGCGCTTTTCCGGCCACCTTAGTAGGTAGTCCCATATAGTCTTGAAGGGAATTTTCGAGATATCCTCCCATTGGAGAGGTACATGTAGGAATTGTGAAAGCTGTTGAATCGCCTGGATCATCTTGAGCTCCATTAAATTTTTCCCAGTTGTCCCAGACCAGGCGAGTTGGAACGAAGAAGAATTGAGTATCAAAATAGAGATTGTCCATAATAGGGACAAGTGGAGTTGCGAGACGGGCAAAAGCCGTCATTTTTAAGTTAAACGTGTCTCCGGGTAATACCTCGTCGACGAAGATGGGGATAAGTCTACCCGCATCGAAGGTAGTTTTATAACCGTGAGACCGGTTAAATTGAGATCTTGGAATATCCGCTGAGGGAACTTGAGAGAAATGAGCTTGGTTGGAAGATTTTACTTTCATTGTTTTGTCCTTTTTAGGTTATCTATTGAGAAAGTTTTTTAGTTTAGTTATTTTACGAAGAGTTTCTTCATTATTATTAAGTTCCTTAAGCGTTTCCAGATCTTGTAGATATTTATTGGCGTATGTATGTCTTACGCCAAGATAGTACGCCCGAGTTTCCTCGGGCGTATAGAGTGGATAGCAAGCAGTGCAATATAGTGAATCACATTCACATTTAAGCATTGCTTACCTGCTGGATGGAGGGAGGGGGCAAGGTTACCGGCTGTTGGAAAGCAGCCGGTTGTTCTGGGGATCGGTGCTCGAGAGCAGTACCCCAGTTGTGTTTTACATGTGTTTGTTGAATATCACCTGTTTCTGAATCGAATGAACCGATTTCGAACAGAGTGAAGTCGGCTGGATATTTACCGAAGTTAGTAGTTTTATCGTTAGCAAGTTCGGAGAAAGCACGAATAGCTTCTCCTTTTGATTGTACATAGAAAGGCTTTAAATAAGCCTCTACTTTTGAATCGTATACTACGAAGATTTTAAGTGTCATTATATGTCCCCTTTTTTAACCAACTAGAAACCATTTTCCGTTGGTATGTTTTTTCCACATGTTGAAACAATGTGAACAAAATTTATAGTCTTTTTTTTCTGTATATACATATTTATGAATAGATTTCATAAGTCCCTCTTTAGTTGTTTAAGCTGCGCTAACTTTACTGTTTCACGAGCTTTTAATCGATCGTAAGAGTTCTCTTGTTCTTTTACAAGAGAATTTTTTGATTTTTCCTCATATATTTCGTCATAGTGTTCTGGATCGATATCTATAAGTTTTCGCTCGTAGAATTTGGGCGGAGTTATCTTACGCCCATTGATGACGACGAACCCGTCCGGGTAAACGTCGTCTTTGTATTTTTTAAACCAGTCCGCGCCAATTCCTGGTCGTCGTGACATGGTTGTGTACTCCGGCTTCCTGCCGTCGTAGTAAGAGGCTGCTTCGCGGCCATTTTGTTTTTTTAGAATATAGCGGGCAACATATGCCGCGCTTGCAAAAGTAACATCACCTATTGAAGCGAAGCCCATCGATTCGCCATTATTATCTGTCCAGAGTGAATTTAGTTCTTTTGAAGTATAGAGGCGATTATCGCCTCGAATAGTCCATAGTTCTTTGTCGGTGAAATCATGATTAAAGATTAAAGCATGGTAATGGGGCCGTTGTTCAACCGTTCCATATTCACCGCAATGATAGAAGCGTATTCCGCTTCCATATTTTTTTCGCAGACGTTTCATGAAATTTTGAAAGTCATGCATTTGAAGAGTTCCGGGATTGGTTAAATCGTCTTCGCCGATATACCAAGGTAAGTGTTCATCATTATAAGTAAGAGTGATGAAACAATTATTTTGATAGAGAGATGCTTCATGAACGCATCTAACGGCCCATTGCCGTGAGCGTTCCAACCGACAGCCAATACAGTTTCCACAGGAAACATTTATTATTTTGTCGTCGTTAGCATCTTTTTGATCGAAGACAAGAGATCTTTTATTTGTCTTTTTGTTGATGTCTTTGCTATAGTATCCAGGAATGGGATGATAACAAGGCATTGTTTAAATCCCTTCATGGGCATACCGGAGTCCCCCGGTGTGCCTTTTTTATTTTAGCAGCGAATCCCGCCGCGCATTGGACGGTTTGTAAGATTTCGCTTATGCGTCTTAGACGCAGTTTTTCGGAAAAGTTTACGGGACCGTTTCTTTCCGAGTTTTTTACGTCGCATCATATATGCTCCTTTAGTTTTGACTGACAGTGTTGGTGTCAGTCCCACCAATTAAGATCAAGTGATCTAATTGGTGGGCCTGACTAAACGTCAGGCTTTGTATTTTCAAGACCCGTTTTATCAAACGGTTTCTTTTCTTTGATTTTCACGCCAGTGACTAGTTCAATGATTTCTTTTTTGTTTGCTTCGTCTTGCGCGAAAGCAAGGAACTTACTAGGGTCGTGATCAAATTTATTGCGAGTTTCAGCAGGAAGGGCATCGAATTGCTCCTGAGCCCGAAGTTGAATCTCCATGGCTTGTTGATAGTCTAACACGCCGCTCACGTCAGCGTAAAGCGCCTGAGCTTGAGTTACGGGAAGCATCCCTGTTTTATATGCCTTAGCTACAATATTATTGATATCCGCCGATTCTTTATCGGCTTGTTTAGTGCGAGTTTTTCCAGAAGTCTTAAGTTGGTACCTAGGTACCTTTCTTCCTTCAATTTGAGTAATTATAATCGACATATTTAGTCCTCTTTCTTATTCATCATTGGTTGAATTTTAATCGGGCCGGCGCCCTTTTGTTTATTATCTAATCTAATACTATCACGTTTAGCCTCTTTAAGCTCGAGATCGATTTTAGAAGTAGCAGGAGCAGCAAGAGATTTTGCAGAATTAGCTAAGCCAAGTATATTCCCGATAATTTCGGTTATGGCTTTGGCTTTAAGATATTTTTCGCCATGAGATTGATAGAATTGAGCTTCAGTTTGAGCTTTTGGAATTTCGAGCCCAGTTAATTTAGTTCTCATACGAGAAAGTTGAGTATCAGAACGATACTGTTCGCCTCGAGCAAGTGACTCGGCAGTATTTGCATCTATAAGAGCAGGTTTACCTTCTTCAGTAAGCGCTTCGAGAGCAGTTACAAGAGATTCCATTTTAGTTTTATCAGTTTGAGCAGCTATAGCCTCTGATTCGATTATATTTCGACCAAGAGCAAGTCCAGAATTAGCTGCTTGACCATATATATTTTCAACATGAGGCGCTTGAGCAGCAATGGTACCACCAGAAGGAGTAGAAGCACCGCCTTTCATAAAGGCAAGCATTGGATTAAGGCCGGCTTTTTTCATATCGGCCATAGATCGTTGATAAGCAGTAGAAGACATATACTCTTGCCAGAGTCTGTTTTCATTTGCCATGCCAGCATTAGCGGCATTTGTAGCATTTACGGCTTCAATATTTGCTTGATTAGCATTGTTTTGACCTATAAAGCCGAGAGCAGAGCCGGCTAAGCCGGCTCCACCCATAATAGCTGCTGCACCTAGAGGTAGCATTTAATCTCCTTAGAAGTGGTCAATTAGACCTGGTACAGAGTAAACAGGCATTGGACGAGCACACTTCATTTCATAGTACACATCTAAAAGCATGTGTGGTTCAGAAGAGACCGCAATTACGCGGTCAAGTGGAGGATTTTCCTCGATGAATACTTCATCGAGGTCTGGAGCCGCGCCAAAGTCTTGAGCTAAGTGCCATAAGTCGAGAGAACCCGTTGCATTTGAACGAAAGAGACCAGTAATCTGATTTGGTTTATAACGATATTCTGCATATCGTTCCTGATATCCAAAGACATCATCATCAGTAGCAGAGGCATCGCAATAGATTTCTTGTTCTAGAACAGCTTGCTCACCAAGGTGAGAGAATGCTGGCCAATAGAAATCATAACGAGTAGAGCGAGACCACATTTTATGTAGACCTTGTTGATAATTAAGGTCTGCACGTACAGAAGCTAATCCCAGGATGTATCCGTGTTCAGTGAAGGACTTGACGAATCCTTTGTTGACCGAAGACATTGTTCCAATTGCTGCGAGGTTTGCTTGAGGAGTTGTTCCTGCCTCTGAAGTTTGAGCAATCGGAGAGATATTAATAGGAGTGCTACTAGTAGCGAGAAGCTCAGGACGTTGAAGACGAGCATCAGGAGATTTAACGCCGAAGTGCGCAAGGATAATTTCAGTGTATCTAGTTCCGCCACGTGCGTCCCTTTCTAATAGTTTTTGCACTTGGAATGATTCACGAAGTGCGTTGATTGTTGAGGCTGTTACTGCAGAAAGATCGGCAATAAGAGTGCCGTTTGGATCATAAATAGCTGCAACATCGGCTACGCCATCATTATACATTTGTCCTGAGGCGTTTGTTGAAAGTACGCCTGCTGCAAGAAGGGCATGAGGTGTATCGCCATCGCGAATTTCACCATATTGACCAGTAGCTAAACCAGGAGGAATGATAACAGGAGCAGAACCACCGAGAGGTAGTAATACGGCCGTTCCTTTTTGCGCGAAAGGGAGACAAGAAGTGAAGTAATCGTGTCTTTTTCCTCTTGCGACAACTGTGTAGTCCGTAGGTGAATCTGTGCCGTTGTCTTTATCAACAACGAGAGAGTCTTGGAGGTTTTCGTCGCGATACCATTCATTCCA